CTACTCAAGGTATTCAAGGTGTACAAGGTACAACAGGTACTGCTACTCAAGGTATTCAAGGTGTACAAGGTACAACAGGTACTGCTACTCAAGGTATTCAAGGTGTACAAGGTACAACAGGTACTGCTACTCAAGGTATTCAAGGTGTACAAGGTACAACAGGTACTGCCACCCAAGGTATTCAAGGTGTACAAGGAACAACAGGAACAGCAACTCAAGGTATTCAAGGTATTACCGGAACTGCCACTCAAGGTATTCAAGGAACAACTGGTACTGCCACACAAGGTATTCAAGGTACAACAGGAACTGCCACACAAGGTATTCAAGGTACAACTGGTACTGCTACTCAAGGTATTCAAGGCATAGAAGGTTCCCAAGGAATTCAAGGAACAACTGGTACTCAAGGAACAACAGGTACCCAAGGAACAACAGGTACTCAAGGTACGACAGGTACTCAAGGTGTACAGGGTATTCAAGGTCCGGGATTTTCAACTATATCAGGAGCGGTTAACAACCGAGTTTTAACTTCAGACGGAACCTCTAATGCAGCAGTCGCAGAACCAGGGTTTACTTTTGACGGAGCAAAACTACTAGTAAGTGCATCTTCAGCTGAAATACTTAGAGTAGTAGGATCAGGTTCAACTGCCAACACTACCATCTTTGCAGTAGACGGGAACAACGGAAGACTATTTGAGATAAGCGACGATCTTTCAAACTCTTTATTCTCAGTAAACACAATTGCCGGCTTGCCGGTAATCGAAGCATTTGCTGATAATACAGTTAAGATTGGTAAGTTTAATCAGGAAAATATTATTGCGGCAGGTGACACTCAGATTAGCGGATCAGTTAGACTTGTCTCACTTCCCACAGCTGCAGATACCAACATAGTAGTATTCAATACCTCCACTAAGGTTATTGGGTACAATACTTCCTTAAGCTTGCAAGGTGTTCAAGGAATTCAAGGTACTACCGGTACTGCTACTCAAGGTATTCAAGGTATCACCGGTACTCAAGGAATTCAAGGTATAGAAGGTACTCAAGGTATTCAAGGAACAACCGGTACAGCAACTCAAGGCATTCAAGGTATAACAGGAACTGCCACTCAAGGTATTCAAGGTATAACAGGAACTGCCACTCAAGGTATTCAAGGTATAACAGGAACTGCCACTCAAGGTATTCAAGGTATAACAGGAACTGCCACTCAAGGTATCCAAGGAACAACTGGTACTGCTACTCAAGGTATTCAAGGTATAACAGGAACTGCCACTCAAGGTATCCAAGGAACAACTGGTACTGCTACTCAAGGTATTCAAGGTACTACCGGTTCTGCTACTCAAGGTATTCAAGGTATAACTGGTTCAACTGGCCCGGTAGCAGGTTCTGCTAACCAGGTAGTATACAAGGACGGATCTAATAACCCAGCCGGTAGTGGTAACATGACCTTTGATGGGACTACGTTAACTGTTGCTGCACTATCAGAATCTTCTGCATTAAAATACAAGGAAAGTATTTTAGCTTTATCATCTTCTTTACAATCTCTGAAAAGCGTACAAGGTGTATCCTTTATGAGAAAAGGAGAAGATAGAAGACAGATCGGATTTATAGCAGAAGAAGTACACAAGACCTTCCCAGAACTAATACAGTACAAGGACGGAGAAGTAGACAGCGTCTACTACCAGCGTATGACAGCTGTCCTAGTAGAGGCAGTTAAGGAACTAAGTGAAAAAGTTGAACAGCAAGAACTAATGATTAGTAACCTTATTGCAAGAGTAACTAAATTAGAAGCTAAGTAGTATGGCAATTTTACAAGCATCCACAGTTAATAGTTTAAAGTTCGGAAGAGGTAATAGTGCTTTAGTATCTAATACCGCTTTCGGAGTTAACTCTTTAATTAGTATATCTTCAGGAGCCTGCAATACAGGCTTTGGGTACAACACCCTAAACAACAAGTCCACAGGAGGATGCAATACTGCTTTTGGTGCTCAAGCTCTCGCTTCCTCTAATAACTCTAAAAATACCGGCATAGGTAGATTAGCAGGATTTAATGTCGGAGGATATGCCGGTGGAACTCATATCGGAGCTCAGGCTGGAAGATATGCTGATGAATGTACTGTAACTATTGGATTTCAGGCCGGCTACTATAGCGGAAACTATGCAGTTTCAGTAGGACACCGAGCAGGGGTCAGTCTATCCGGAGGTAGCGTAGCAGTAGGGTTTAATGCTAAAGAAAACGGAGGAGGAGGAGCCACTCTCACAGTACTATCTTCAAGAGCAGGACAGTACAACACTACAGGAGATCTCGCTACTCTAGTAGGATTCTACACGGGAAGATTTCTAGGAGGATCAAACTTTGATCTGCATGTAGGATGGTATGCCTACCAGCACAACGGGTACGGAGTAAGCTGTCAAAGCTCAATAGGAAGATATCAAAACAATATCTGTAACTGTATATATACCAGCTGGAATAACGTTTCAGACTGTAGAGATAAAACAAATATCCAGCCGTTAACTAATCTAGGACTTAACTTTATACGTAAACTTAACCCTATTAAGTACAAATGGGACAACAGAGAGAAGTACGTAAATCAATGCGGTTTCGAATACGGAGTAAAAGATGGAACTTTAAAACAAGATAAAGTACACTATGGATTTTTAGCTCAAGAGTTAGACTTTGCAGCTAGGTCTGTAGGAGAAAAATTTGATGCTATCTCCCACGATACTTTCCGGGACCAGTATACGGTTAACTACCTGGATATGGTTGCGAGTCTTACCAAGGCTCTGCAAGAGATCAACAACGATTTAGATTTAATAGAAGCTCAACTGAACTCTTAATATGGCTACATTTGCAAGTTTTGCTAACGCTAACTCAGTCTGCGCCTCAAGAGGCGGCGGTAACTGTATAAGTAATACTGCTTTTGGATTTGAAGCTTTGAAAAACAACAGCACCGGGTACTGCAATACCGCTATTGGAAGACTAGCACTATACAATAACTCTACAGGTAACCGCAATACAGCTATTGGCTTTGCTGCACTAACAGCTAATTCATCCGGACTATGTAACACAGCCGTCGGAGCTTTTGCAGGGTACCTTATGACAAGCAGCAACCTAACAGCCGTTGGTTATATGGCTGCAAGAAACGCTGTAGGAGGCTCTAACACCATGGTCGGTGCTTTTGCAGGATGTAACGTAACCACAGGAGTTTCTAACGTATTAATAGGTGCACGTGCTGGATGCAACCTACAAGGAGGTTCTTGTAACGTAGGTATAGGCTTCGGCGCACTTGGATTATCTACCGGTAATGGTAATGTAGCAATAGGTTGTAACGCACTTAACAACATATCTTCCGGAGGCTGTCACATCGGAATAGGATGGAGAGCTAATCTTTGTTCAACCTCAGTCAACTGTACTATAGGTGTAGGAGAAAATTCAAACCCTCGTAACTGTGTAGGACATACAGCCTGGGGGAGTAGTAGTCTAAACTATAACGGCGTAGCAGCAGCATGGACTAATGTATCGGACTGCAGAGATAAAACAAATATCGAAAACCTAGATAATAAATTAGGTTTAGATTTTATTCGTAATCTAGACACAGTCTCTTTTAACTGGGATTACAGGGATAGGTACGTCCAAAGATGCGGATTTGAATACGGTACAAAAGACGGTACTTTAACCAGTCCTAAAAAATCATACGGATTTATCGCCCAGCAAATGAAGCAACTCACAGACAGTCTTGGGACTACCTTCGAAGCACTTCGTTACAACGAAGAAAAAGATGGATACAGACTATCTTATGCTGATATGATAGCACCTCTTGCAAAAGCTGTACAACAGACCGCTCAGAGATTAGAAACCTTAGAAGCACTAGCAGTATAATATGGCATCTTTACAACAATCTACAGTTAATAGCTTCCGCTTTGGTAGAGCAGCAGGTAATCAATCTCAAACAGCCGCTTTTGGCCGATATGCCGGCAACAGTACCAACAACTACGCAACCCTGGCAGGATACCGATCAGGAATTAATAATACTAGTTATAGTGCTTTTGCAGGAGCAAGAGCCGGGGAATTTAACTACAACGTAAGTAATGTAGGTATAGGCTTCTGTGCTTTTAATGGATCAGGAAACCGCTACCAAAACACAGCCGTAGGACAGAGAGCACAGCGTGCTGCTACAAGCGGCCGTCATAACGTTGCTATAGGTTCATTTGCTTTTGATGGAGGTTCAACCAACGTACAGAGTATAGCTCTAGGGGTAAATGCCGGTAGATGTGCTAACGCCGATAATGCCCTATTCATTGGAGTAGATGCAGCATGTAACACCACAGGAACTGAAAATACCTTTATCGGATTTAGAGCAGGTAGATGCAACACAGGCGGTGTACAGAACACAGTAATAGGATTCTGTGCTGCTTATTCTTCAAACCTAAACAGAACTGTAGTAATTGGAACCAACACTTCTGTTTCAGCTAACTGTCACATGGTGTGGGGCGGTTCAAGCAATAATGTCGATAACTGTGTATGGGGCGGCTGGTCATACTTCTCAGACGCTAGAGATAAGACGGATATTACTCCCTTAACCTGTAAGACAGGACTACAGTTTATTAAGAAATTAAGACCGGTAAGCTTTAATTTCGATAACAGAGAAAACTATGTTCGTGAATGTAATTTTCCTTACGGACAAAAAGACGGTACATTAGCTGTTGCTAGAAAAGATTATGGATTCATTGCACAGGAAGTAAAACAGGCACTTGAAGAATTAGAGATTACAGACTTTTCAGGACTAGGCTACACTGAAAGTCAAGATGCTTACCGTATCACCTATGCTGAATTTATAGCACCTTTAACTAAAGCTATTCAAGAACTTGATGAAAGAACACAAGCTCTTAAACTTAAAGTTGGAATTTAACATTTAGTTTCATATATTAATTAAAAACAGATCGTATGTCAGACCAAGTCACAACTGCTATAACCAATGCTCTAAGCGTAGCGACTCTGCTTAATAAGCTAGTTACAGGGGTAATTGATCCCTCTGATGATAGATTAAGCAGTTCAAATGTTTTTGAAAGAAAAACTTACGTTATTCGTAATGTAGGCCACCTTAAGAGACTTATGTCTCAGACATGGTTTACAAATGCCTTAACTATCGAACAGTTCACAACCCTCAACGACGCTATTGTAGCCGGAGAAGATTATATAGGATAATATTATGGTAAAAAAAGTTATGTACAATAGCTCGATGCCTCGAGCCGGATCTACACTCATTCAAAACATTTTAGGACAGAACCCTGACCTATACGTTACTCCTACCTCAGGAGTATTTGACTTCTTATACAACGCACGAACCATCTACTCAACCAGTCCAGAAGTTAAAGCCCAGGATGCTGAAACTATGGAAAAAGCCTGGAAGGGTTACTGCAAAGGAGCGGTTCACGGATACTTTGAAGCTATTACCGACCGTCCATACGTAATGGATAAATGCAGAGGATGGTCAGGTGAATATAACTTCCTCAAGTTCTTTGACGAAAATCCCAAGATTATCTCTATGATTAGAGATCCTAGAGCAGTTTATGCTTCTATGGAAAAGAAATACCGAGCAAATCCTCAGATTGAACACGGAATCTTAAACTGGGCAGATCTAACAGGCACTACAACCGACAAGAGAATAGTACACTGGTCTAATACAGTACCCATCGGACCGGTTATGGACCGAATCTACCAATCCCTGCTAGAAGGTACTCACGAAAATGTACTTTTTATTAAGTTTGAAGACCTTACAACCAGCCCAGACCGTGAACTAAAAAGAATCTACGAGTACTTAGAGCTACCACACTACAAGCATGACTTTAATAACGTAGAACAGCTTACCTACGAAGATGACAAGGTATGGGGAGTGTTTGGAGATCACAAAATTAAAAATAAAATAGAGCCGGTGAAAGAAGACTATAAGGAAATCTTAGGACCAACCGGCTGTCAGTTAATCACCGATAACTACCAATGGTTTTATGATGCTTTCGAGTACAAAATCTAAGAGAGTTTAACTATATTTATAAGATATAAACACTAATATGGCTTACCACCTACTTTCAAATCGTCCGGTTATCTACGATGCCGTAACACAGGCAACTTCTTCGTTAGTATTAATTGCTAACCAGACTATCTACGTAGACCCCACCCACAACATGCCTGGTGACTCTTTCGTTACCCTTAACGGTATAGTCTTTGTTAACTATACCTCTCAAAACCCGCTTGGTATCAACCAAACTCGTTTAGTACTTCCAGTCGACGAATGGAACACTTACTACGAGTCATTGACTTACCCGGCCGGAATGACAGGTCAGTACGCCAAGCACGTTTACGCTCACCTAAACTACACCCTAGAGAACGTTCCTAATATGTTTGGATTAGCAGTAGGTGACTGGACTCTAGTATCTACTTCAGGGAGTCTTTAAGTAATAGACAGCTTGCTGTCTTAAAATAGTTTTAATATGAAAGCAGGTTATCAAGGGAAGGATAAGTACCTGGTCTGGCACATTGAAGGCGGACTGGGTAAAAACATAGCAGCTACATCGCTGCTTTCCTCCATTAAACAGACATATCCCGACCGTAAGATTATTTTGGTGGTTTCTTACCCGGAAATCTTCTTGAATTTCCCGGAAGTAGAGAGAGTATACCCGGTAGGCAACACTCCGTACTTCTATCAGAATTATATCGAAGATAAAGATACATTAGTATTCCGCCATGAAGGATACTTCCAGAATGGACACATCCAGAAAGAGCAGCATATTATCAAAAGCTGGTGTGAACTTCTAGGACTAGAATATACCGAACAAAAGCCGGTGCTTTTTCTGAACCTGGTACAGAAGAGATTTGCCAATGCCTGGAGACGAGAGAAACCAGTAATAGTGATTCAAACCGGAGGAGGTCCCTTAGAAGATCAGCAGGTTTATAGCTGGACTAGAGATATTCCGCCAGCTATCTCAAACCTACTGGTACAGCACTACTCCAAAGACTACCATGTAATTCAGATCTGTAGGAGTGAAAGAGAAGCTATTCCGGGTGCAGAAGCAATCTACCAGCCTCTATCAAACTTTGAACTGTTGACAGTTCTAGCAGCTTCAGAAAAAAGAATCCTTATAGATTCATGCTTACAGCACGCTGCAGCTGCTTTCAATCTACCATCTACCGTGATGTGGGTAGGAACATCTCCTAAAGTATTTGGATACGATCTACATACAAATATTCAAGCAAGCCCTCCTAAGTTTGCTCCTAAGCTAATTAATTCGTATCTTTTCGATTATTCTTTTGACGGAGCAGCTATTCAATGTCCTTACGAAAGTCCGGATGAGATTTTTAATATAGCTGATATTATTAAAGCAGTAGATGGAAATTAATTTTGTAAAAAGGGTTATTGAAGCAGGAGGAATAATCCGCCCTCTGCTTGTACCGGCCGAGTACACCGAAGGAACAGGACTATGCAACCCCTCAGTCTACATTGATGGAGATAGGATTCTAGTGAACCTACGTCACGTACAGTACAACCTCTACCATAACGAAGGCCGTAAAGAGTTTCATAGCCGTTGGGGACCCATGACTTACATGCATCCTGAAGACGACTTAAAGCTACGTACGATCAACTATCTATGCATTTTAGATCAAGAGCTCAACCTTGTTAAGGGCAGTAAAGTAGACACCTCCCGACTGGATGTAACCCCGGTCTGGGATTTTATCGGGCTAGAAGATGCTAGAGTAGTAAGATGGGATAATAAACTCTACCTAATTGGTGTTCGAAGAGATACCAAGACCAACGGAGAGGGTAGAATGGAATTTAGCGAAGTAGTAGAATACGAGGACGGAGTAAAGGAACTGTCCCGTACCCGAATCGAACCTCCTAGTGATCCGAATTCATACTGCGAGAAGAACTGGATGCCGATCATTGACCAGCCTTTTAGGTTTGTAAAATGGAGCAATCCTACCGAAGTAGTAGAAGTAGATCTTGCAACAAAATCAAGCAAGATTATCCATCAGAGTCAAAACTACCTACAAGGTTACCGAGATTTTAGAGGAGGTTCTCAGGTCATTCCTTGGGAAGGCGGTTACATCACTGTTACCCACGAAGTAGATATGTGGTATAACGAAGTAGGTAATAAAGACTGTCACTACTACCACCGGTTCTTGGTTTGGGATAAAGACTGGAATCTTGTTAAGATATCAAAAGAGTTTAAATACTTGACCGGTCACGTAGAATTTACCTGCGGGATTGCAGAATACCAGGGAGATATCCTCATTACTTTTGGATTTCAGGATAATACTGCGTATATTTTAAAAACTCCTAAGAAAGTTATACAAGATTTTATAGATGGACAGTAATTTACAAAAAGCGATTGAGACATTTATACAATCTCCAGGAGATCCAGGTGTAAATTTTCTTATCGGGTACGAATACGACATAAGAGGTCAGATTGCTGCCGCTCTATCCTTTTACTTACGAGTTGCTGAAACTACAACCGATAAAGATCTGCAGTATGAATGCCTGCTTCGTAACTTCTTAAACATTAATAAGCAAAAAGAACGTAAGCATTCTGCCACCGGACAACTTCTGCATGCTATTTCCGTTCGTCCGGACCGTCCGGAAGGTTACTTCCTCCTCAGCCGGTACTACGAACGTGAGCAAAAATGGCAGGAATGCTATACAACCGCCTGTACCGGTCTGCAGTTTATCAAGCATGAGTATCGTTCACTAGTAACCGATGTAGAGTACCCGGCAGAGTACGCTCTCTATTTCCAAAAAGCAGTTTCGGCTTGGTGGATTGGTAAATGCGATGAATCAAGAGGTATGCTGCGCTGGATCATGGACAGTTACTACATGAGTGACTTATTCGCAAATGTTACTAGAGATAATATCATTAAACTCAAAGGAGAGTTATTCCCAATCACCCCGTATACTAAAGAACAGCACCCGGAACTTAAATATAAATTCCCAGGATCTGAAAAGATTGAAAAGAATTTTGCACAAGCCTACCAGGATATGTTTGTGCTAGCAGCACTGAAAGGTAAAAAGAACGGAACCTACCTGGAGATTGGATCAGGAGATCCTCACCACAACAACAATACCGCTCTTCTGGAAGAATCCTACGGATGGAAAGGAGCATCAATTGATATTGATCAGGCAGTGACTGATAAGTTTAAAGCTGCTAGGAAAAACCCGGTATACTGCCAGGATGCAGTAGCCACCGACTATAGAGACTTCCTACGCAAGATAGATCTAGGAAAGGATATTGATTTCCTACAGCTTGACTGCGACCCGGAGTACAATACCTACGCTATCCTAGAAGCTATACCGTTTGATGAGTATCGATTTGCAGTAATTACCTATGAGCATGATTACTACTACGACTCTACAAAAACCTATAGAGACAAGTCTAGAAAGTATCTGCAAGAGAAAGGATACGAACTTTTAGTAACTAACATTTCGGTAGATAAGAATAGTAGTTACGAGGATTGGTGGGTTCACCCACAGCTTATTGACCCTGAGACTATCGAATTAATGAAGAATACTTGCGATAAAACCAAGCAAGCTCAGGATTACATGCTAGGAAAACTCTAACACCTTAAGGCGCCGTCCTATTTATAAAGAAAAAAGAATGGCGTTTTCAAGCAATCCACAGATACAAAGAGATGGGCTTATTCTGAATCTCGATGCTGCTGACCTAACATCAGCCCGGACCGTAAGATCAGTTGAAGTTATGGTCGTTGGCGGAGGCGGAGGCGGTGGTATGGATATGGGCGGTGGTGGAGGCGGCGGCGGAGTGCTTTACGACCCTAACTACAAAGTCACCCCGGGTGTAGGCATCACAGTCACTGTAGGAGCTGGAGGCTTCGGAGCACCAGCAGGCAATGGCGGTTACAGAACCGATGGAGCAGGTCCGCAACCGAACAGTCACCAATTCACTATCTCAGCAACCAACGGATCCGATTCAGTATTTGGAAACTTAACTGCAAAAGGAGGAGGATTTGGAGCAAGCTCATACTACGGATACACTCCAAATTCAGGTATAGGAGGTTCAGGAGCATCCGGAGGAGGATGTTCAGCATACACTCACGGAGGAGAGCGGTACGTTGATACAAACAATATTGTAGGTCAGGGATATCCGGGCGGGAACTCCGGTAATCCGACTACAGGTGCCGACGACCATTGGTCAGGAGGCGGCGGAGGAGCCGGAGGAAGAGGTACTAGTGGACCAGGTCACGTTGCTCCTAGCGGTAACGCCGGCCACGGAGGTCCTGGGATTCTTATATCAAGAATGAGTCCTTACTACTACAGCGGCGGTGGAGGCGGTTCTTGCTACTCCGGAACCAAGGGCGGCGACGGCGGGCTCGGAGGAGGAGGAGGCGGAGCAGCTGGTGGAAACGGAAACACTGTAGGGTTTGGAGATACTAACGGCAGGAATGCCGGCAGCAATGGCGGATTAGGTAATCAACAGCCAGGAGGTAACGCAGGAGCTAATACCGGAGGTGGAGGCGGAGGAGGATCTCACTACAACGCCAACAACAAAGGAGGAGAAGGGGGTTCAGGAATTGTAATTGTTCGTTACAACGGACCTCAAGCAGCTACAGGAGGAACTTATTCTTTTTCTAATGGAGTATCGTTTCATACCTTTACCTCTAGCGGTACTTTTACCCCTTATGGTTCAACTCAAGACACAGTCTGGTACGATACCTCAGGAAATGGACACCATGCAACTTTATACGGAGGATGTACTTTTGAAACTATTAAAGGAGTACCGAGTGTAAACTTAGATGGAACAAGTGACTGGATTGGTAATACAACACTAACAGGGGGATGGTCAGATTTTACATTAGAGTTAATGTTCTACCATAATGGCTTAGACCAGGGCGGCTCTTACGGTGTTTTATCAATGGGCGCTAATGGTAACTACGGCCCAATGTTCTACTGCCACGGTTCCTGTATGGGATCTCACTACTTCCCCGATAGTCCTAGCGGGGCTTACCCCGGCGGTATGGGGTATTGGAGTAATGATACTTGGAATATTTTTACATGGGTATTTAAAAATACTGTTACGGATAACACTACCGGAGATCTTAAAACCTACATAAACGGAGCATACAACTCAGGAACTTCTAATTATAATTTCCACAATAGTGGCATGGGTAGAGGATCTAACGGATACGCATTAGGAACATATAGTGGAGGAGGATCCCTGTACAGAGGTGCTTTTGCTATATTTAGAGTTTATAATAGAGCTTTATCTGCTACCGAAGTTGCAAGAAATTATTCTTTGATTAAAACAAGATTTGGACTATGACACCTGAAATTTTTGAATTAGGAACCGGACAAGCTACTATCTTTTTAGTTGCTTATGTACGTAATGGAAATCCTATAGGAGCTTTCCCGACCCGGGAACAAGCCGAAGAATTTTTAGCCAGCCTATAACATGGGATCATCGTCCGGACCTAGGAATAGCCTAGCAACCAGCCTAGCGTTTGCTTTAGATGCAGCAGACACCAATACTATTACTCGCTGGTCTACTTTTAAAAACATGTCGTCATGGGGATTAGGATCCGGCGGAGCATCGGGATATTCTCAAAACGGAAATACTAACGAAAACGAAAGAGTCTGGGGTACAGACCCTTGGGGGAATAATGCTATCGTCTGGGAAACAAGAGCAAGCGGCGATGGCAACGCCGACGGCGGATGGAACGCTGACGGGTTTGGTATAGATAATACAAAACTTTATAGAACTTCCGTATGGGTTAAGAGAACCTCTAGTACAGGCGGCGGAACATTTTACCTGGGTACAAACGGCGGCGGACAATGCGTATTAAGATTATCAGACGGAGGAGAGGAATGTAACCCATACTGGCATTGTGGCGGAGCTGGAGGTTTAACTCAAAATCAGTGGTACTTAGTTGTAGGACATTGTTTCCCGTATACTTATAATAGCTCAGCCGGCCACCCGGATACAGGGTTTTGGACTGTTGAGAACGGAGGTCAAAAAGTAGGCGGTATAAACGGATGTAACATCGGCAACGACTGTAAATCAGGTCCTTCTACGACTTCTCTTAATCATAGAACTTACCACTACTACTGCGGGGATAGTACAACCCGTCTACAGTTTTATGATCCTAGAGTAGATCTAGTAGACGGTACTGAACCTAAAATTAGAGAGCTTCTAAAAGGACCAGCAGGCGCCACTCGAAACCCAGCCGGCCCCTACGCCCTTGGAGAGCTTGTAAACGGAATACAGTGGAGTCCAAGTAGAGGAGGAAGCTTTGTCTTCGATGGTACAAATGATTACATACAGTTGACCTCACATGCTTCAAAAGTAGTACCGGCAGGAAGCCAGGTAACAGTAGAGATTGTAAATTACGGAGATGAAATTAGAAGCTCTTCTGTTATAGCAGGGTCTCATAACGGTTCAGATCAGAGCTTTAATATTCACCTACCCTGGTCAGATGGTAACATCTACTGGGACTGTGGACATCCTTTTAACCGTAACTATAAGTATGCAGGTAACGAAGTACTAGGTTGGCACCACTGGGTATTTACAAAAAATGTAAGTACCGGTATTATGAATATATATAGAGATGGAGTACTATGGTCTACAAACTCAGGTCAGACTTCAGCTATACCTACTTACACTTCTATGGTTATAGGAGCATACACTAATAATGGATCTTCTACAAACTATTACCATAAGGGAACTGTACCGGTACTCAACACGTATAACCGGGAACTAACAGCAGCAGAAATTGCAGAAAATTATAAGAACTATGCTAAGAGATATCCTCACAATATCACCATAGGAACTCAAAACTACCCTGCCTCTTCAGCTTCGGATATTAAAACAGCAAACCCAGACGCCCAGGACGGTATCTACTGGTTTACAATAGGAGGATCGACCTTCCAGGCACCAGTAATGTTTCATGCCGGTAAAGGTATGATCTGTGTTATGAAAGGAGGAGGAGGAAACGGATTTCTTCCAGATAATGCCCTATGGGAGAATAGCAGCACTCAAAACACATCAGACTTTGATTTAAATAGTAACGTAGCAAGTAAATATGCAAGCTACCATACAGTTCCTCTATCGGAATTTTACTTTAAACTAGGAGCTACAAACTACCCAGTAACGTTTAGGTTAGCAACTGCTGCTTCTAGTATGCTAGTAGCCCAGCAACGAAGCTGGAATGATTCCGGAAACAGAAGCACTCCTCACTACGGAATGAATCAGGACTACAGGACAGTCCAAGGCGCTGACGCAGGTATTACTGCTACTATGGGAACAGAAATCTATATGTACGGAATGGATCTTAAACACGAAGGTCACTACGGAGGCGGTGCTGGAAACTCAGGCGGTAGAATCAGAGCAGGAAGTATTCTGGATGAAAGCACAGGGAATACAGGAGCTTTAAGCTACGGTACAGCCGGCTCAGCTTTCGGTATAGGAGTTAACGGAGGTAACCCGTTAAAAACAGCAGTTGTTGGATATGCAGGATGGTCTGAATCTTCTGTCTATGCTTCTACTACTCAGTGGAGCTTATGGGTGGTGTCCTAATTATAATAGCAAACTATGTTCTTCTCTCCTAAAACATCTGCCGACGGTCTGGTATTTCATTACGATACCGGTAATACTGTACGTTCGTATCTGGGAGAGCCGACGGTTAATTTGCTATACAGTGCCGGCGCTTATAACCTTATAGACGGAGCTACTGACATATACGGTAGATGTACTAGAACTGATCTAGGCAACGGAAAGTACAGGTTTGTAAATAACGGAACAGGAGTTAGTACTGTCAGAGTTTATACCAACCAGGGGGATTTAATAAACGGAGCAACATATGCATGCAGTGTATACTACGAAAATTTAGTAGGTGGTATAGGCATAGACTGGTGTGATACCGGCATAACAGGTTTAAACTATTCAACTAACGTATCAGGGAGGCTAGGTGGATACGGTACCCGGGGTACGTACGACGGACCTTACTATTTTCTGGATATTAATTTTGATTCCGGAGGAGCTGTAACTTTATATAATCCGCAGGTTGAATACAAATCACACGTTACCCCCTTTGTAGCCGGAACCCGATCAGCAACCCAGGGATTAAAAGACTTGACAGGAAATAAGACAATCGACCTATCTACTGTATCATTTGACTCAAATGCTCAAATGACTTTTGATGGAACTGACGATACTCTTGATACCGGAATCCCCTTGACTACCCTACCGGCTCTTTCAAACTTCACTATTGAATGTACGGTAAAGATTGACGCATATCCTACAGCTGCACCTCCTAACTTTTACAACAACACTACTAGAGCTGGGGTTTTAGTAGGAGCTACATACTACAGCGGAACCGCTCTATACTGGTACGGAAATAGTTCCGGTACAGCATGTACAATCTACGGCTATATCAGGGGAGCAGATGCTTATAGAAATACTGCAGGGTTTAATCTAACACCAGGTCGCTACCATCATTTAGTACTGGTAAATGATTACTCTGGAGGAACTATAAAACTTTATGCAAACGGTACTTTGAATGGATCAGCTACTACCGCCACTCAGGAGTATAATCCTAGCCTGACCCCATCCGCTGGCAATATCGGAATCAGCAAAGCTCAGGTAGACGGCGGTGGCGAATCGGTATACTCTTACCTACCCTGCCAGGTACCGTCTGTAAAGATTTTCAACCGAGCATTAACAGCCGACGAAGTGGCAAGAAACTATAACGCGATTAAATCACGTTTTAACATAGGATAAGATGGGAATTAGAAGAGGACCGAATATTATAAGAGAAGGACTGGTACTATCCCTGGATGCCGGTAATGTGAGATCTTATCCGGGATCTGGAGCTACCTGGTATGATGTGAGCGGGAACGGTAATAACGGAACTATAAGCAATGGAGAATTTGTTACCAGTCAAAGATACTTAAGAAATTCTGGAAACGTATCTAACTTTTTTACAATTAGTATTCCACATAGTACTAGCTTAAATTCTGCACTTACTACAACCACGGGCGGATGGACTATTGAAGAAATTATCTGGACTAATTCTGTAGATTATCCGGAAGCAGACGGAGGTAGTGTAGCCAGTGATATAGCTTACGGAGGAGGCGCTACTGGATTTGATTGGAACCATGGCAATGGTTTAAATTCTGTAAGATTTGGTATGAGCAGTAACTCAGGAGGATCCTACGAAGACGATGTGTACATTTCAACAGGAGTTATTAACCAGACTAACACCTGGAGAGCTCGTACAATGATCTGGAACAGAGGAGCTAGTCAGGTAGGACTTTATATGGACGGAATTTACATGGGTGCTGCAAGTACTCCTAACACTGCCGGAACCGCTGTGTATGATGGAGGAGGAATAGTATTCGGAAGCCTGTACGGATGGAAACATTACGGAAGACGAGCTAGTATTAAACTATACAACCGAGTACTCACAGCCTCAGAAATTCTACAGAACTACAACATGACTAAATCTAGATTCGGTAAGTAATGGCAAGTAGAATATCCCCGTACGTAGATAATACCGGACTGGTGTTTGCTTATGATCTAGCGAATATCAAGCGTTCGTATTTAGGAGAGCCGACGGTTAATCTTGTAATTTCACCAGACGGTAATGCTAATGTTATCACGTCTGATATCCCCCCTCAAACTAACGTTATCGGGTTTGCTCAATATAGCAGTGGCTATTTTGTAAACCCTAGAAATACTACAAATACTGCAGCTACAGGTAAAACCTTTACCTACTCAGTGTGGATGCGATCTAGATCTGCTACCTCTAGTACCTACCTAATGTATGTATACACAGGAACCGGTCCTGACGGTGGGTGGTGGTATTTTGGTGACGGACCTCTTACTCAAGACTGGAATAAGTACTCTTATAGTAGGAGTGATATGACCGGTACAATCTCTCAGGTTACAGTATACCGGTACAATCAACTAGGTACGATCGATATCGCCGCCCCACAGATTGAAGAAAAAACACATCCAACCCAGTTCACCGCCGGAACCCGTTCCGTCACCCAAGGCCTCAAAGACTTAACCGGCAGATCAACCATCGATCTAACAAATGTATCATTTGATGCAAATGCTCAAATAACTTTTGATGGTACGGATGACCACATACTGACTTCTGAAAATATAACACTAAACGGATCTCAGACATTTGAAGTTATAACAACAATCTCCGGAGGACCACAATCCCCAGCAGGTATAATCTCAAATCACGATTATGCTAATACAAGTAATTTTGGACTTAACCATATAAGTAGTAATAGAATAGGAATATCTATAGGATACACAGACAATACTAGAGAATATGATTCCAAATATACAACATATGCCGCTACTATAGGGACTCCTTTTCATCTTGTAATGACCTTCGACCAGCCTTCAAATACAGTTAAACTATATGTTAATGGTGCCTTAGATTCTACTTTTGTTTTAACTAAAACTGTAAAATTTACAAACAGACCAATAGTATTAGGAAGATGGGACTACCAATACAATTACTACTACTTTAACGGTAAAGTACCAGTAGCTAAAGTTTATAACAGAGCACTACCAGCCTCAGAAATCCAGCAAAACTTCAACGCAATCAAAGGACGTTACGGTCTCTAAATATTTATAGTTATGGCAATAGCAGCAGGCTTCAGCAAAACAGTCACCGACGGACTCATACTCGGGTATGATACCGCAGATACTATCAACAGCTTTAGAGGTCAACCAACCATCAACAAGTTCGCACTCCCGGGTACAGCCGGACCAGGCCCAGCCTCAGACAACAACGTTGGATTTGAAGTAAACGGAAACGGTACGTTTGTGAGACTGGGTTGGGGGCAGATGATAGGGGACTACCTCACACAGCCCGGGGACGTAGTCTACAAGTACACTCTAGGATCGAATGGATGTCACTACCACGGCAATGACCTAGCAATACCCGGTGGAACCTATGCAACCTTCACGATGGATTACTACGTAACTCCTGATGCTACAGGCTTTCCGGAAAACTCAACTCTACTTGTTTTTGAAAACGCCTTAGGAGGATCTACTAATGTAAACTCGGAGGTAGGTGTTTGGCGCACCCTCACTTTTACTTCCGGTCCAACAGGCGGAGCCGGCACCCTTAGAATGCTAGTCTACCCGGGAGGCTGCGGACCCCGCATGGCATCAAGCGGTACCCTTTACATGAAAAACCCAAGAGTTGAATACAGGGCATACAGTACAGCCTTTGTAAACGGTGAAAGAACAGCAACTAGAAGTTTATTGGATGTAAAGAACAGTTTTACTTTCGACGTTTCGAATGCTTCATTTGTTTCACCCGGTAATATGGAGTTTGACGGCACAAACGATTCGATTACAGCAGCCTGTAGCGGGGAGATGTATTGCCTGGAGATGGTGCTGTACAACAACAACGCTATTCCCGGGAACGACACCGCTATTGGAGGACCTTCAACCTACCAGACTCCTATTTCATGGAACGGAACTAGTAACGGAGTCCACCTAGGAGCATGGACAGGTGGATTTAGTAATGAAGCAATACATATCTGGAACGGAGGAGGTGCGACCTCTACACAAACTGCCCGTCCAGTAGGGTACCACCACGTACTGTTTAACTGGAATGGAAGCAGCTACGATATTTGGGTGGACGGAGACAAAGAAATTACATACCCGTTAAGCGGAACCACTCACGCTTCCAGAGTCACTATAAGCTCAGCCCTCAGAGTAGGAGGGGATCCGGACAATTACTTCTTTAACGGAAAAATACCAGTAGTTAAAACGTACAATAGAGCTCTGACAACCTCAGAGATTCTACAGAATTTTAGCACTTATAGAGCCCGGTATAAGATATAAGATATTGATATTTATAATTAAACTAAAAAACCATGAGTATGTTTGAAAACAGGCGCTGGGTGATCATCCCGGTCACCGAAGTAACCAACATCGACTTCAGTCAAGTAATGGAATCTTCCCCTGAAAGCCTCCGGCATTCGGTAGACGGTTCTAAGACCTTCATCAAGTATGAAATCAATATCATACCCCAGGACATCACCCACACCTTTACCGACATTGAAACCGGTGAGGAGAGGACCTCTGTGACTCTGGCCGGAACTTACGGCCGTCCGGACTTTCTGGACTACGACGTAGTAACGGAATATAATCATTCTGAGATTCTAGCAATCCTAGCTACCGAAGAGTGGACTGCCCCTAGAACTGAAGGAGCACCAATTTAATATTTTTTAAGTTATGGAATCAAAAGGACTCGGCGATTCAATCGCAAAAGTAACACAGGTAACAGGAATTGCAAAGGCTGTAGAAACAGTAACTCATGCAGTCGGTATTCCGGACTGCGGATGCAAGAAAAGACAAGAGCAATTAAATAATCTCTTCCCTTACAGTACTACAAAATAACACGTATTTTTAACGACTTGCATGCCATGCACACACCAGAGGGTTTCGGCCCTCTTTTTCTATTTATATAAAACTTTCCCCACATGGCTTTAGGAGACAAAAAATCTGGATTACAACCTAGCTCTGTACAGGCACAGCAGTACAGACTACAGTTCTCTAATCTAACATCGAGAGCAGCCCGTACCATTACTAGCGGACAGGCTGCACAGCCTATCAGCAGACCTGCTGTCTCTACGCTAGCACCACCTCCGGCCGGCCCAACTACAGGCGGTTCATCACAAGGATCAGACACCTCACAGGGTTCCGGAACAACACCTTCAATTTTTAAGAAGGCAGCATTCTTCGACGGAGCAACTGCCCTATCAGCTTCCCTAGTAGGAGGTAATGAGGCAGGTACTGGAAGAGCTGCTAACAACCAGATTGAAATTGCACTAGTATTCAAACCGGTACTTTTCTCAGACAACACCCGCCGTACAATCTTTCATACCTACAGTGGAAGTGCAATGAGTCAATCTTTAGAACTTTATACAATAGGTCCTACTCTCTATTTAGAGATGACTCACGACGTAACTACCTTAAATGGACAAACAGTACCTTATACCTGGTATACAAGCACAGATCTAGGCTGGGCTAAGGCAGCTGGATATGCTGAACATACAACCAATCAGTATACCTATTATGCAAATAGAATGAACCCAATATACGTCGCTTCTACTTTTGTTATATTGAAAGGGAATATAATGACTTTTGGAGGAGTAGGAAACAAGACAAGCTTCCCAATTGAGATAAACCCAAATTTTAATACTACCAATAATACACACTTCTATATTGGAGGATCTCCAGCTAAAAATAGTTATTTCTCAGGCTCTATTGCTTCTATTACGTTTACAAGCGGTAGCTACCTTCCTAACCAGACCTGGGGAGATATAGCATTACGCGATAAACCTGCAGAAACAGCAACCCCTCAACTAAGGACCTATACATTCAACAACGCTGTAGTAGAAACTACAGGAAGTCAGGCTAGGTATTCACGTCCTCTAATGGTAGTAACCGGAAGCTTGACCTACGTCGATGGCTATTTGAGAAACTAATGGTTTGTACTAAAGACACATATTTATATTAAGATCAATTAACCTTTCATCAAAATGGCAGAAAGAATTTTATCACCAGGCGTTTTTTCAAGAGAGAATGACCTGTCTTTCGTAACCCCAGCTGCTGCTGAAATTTCTACAGCGCTTGTAGGACCTACCGCAAGAGGTCCTGTTAGCATCCCGACTGTAGTTCGTTCATATGGCGAGTACTTAAACGTATTCGGTGGCTCATTCAAATCAGGTAGCGACTACTACTCACACTTCACTGCATTAACTGCCGAGAAGTATTTCGAGCAGGGCGGTACAAGCCTTCTAGTAACCAGAGTATCTGACCAGTCGTTCTCTCCTGCTACTGCTACTGTAGCAAGTGCTAGTACAACGCTCTTCACTCTTGCTACTATCGGCGAGGGTACGATCATGAACAACAGCGGTAGCGTAGGCAGCAACAACGCACTTGGTACAGGTTCAGTAGATAATGTAAGATGGGAGATTACTTCTGCCAATTCTTCTCTCGGTACTTTCTCGCTTGTAGTTAGAAGAGGTGACGATAACGAAAGAAATAAAATCATTCTCGAGTCTTACTCTAACCTATCTCTTGACCCTAAATCACCAAACTACGTTTCTAAGCAGATCGGTGATATGTACAAAACAGTAGGTGTAGACGGAGCTGTATCAATCAACGGAGAATACCAAAACGCTTCTAAGTACGTTTACGTAGACTCTGTAGCAGTTAAGACCCCAGATTACTTTGATAACAACGGTACTGCTAAATCAGCCTACACTCCATACTTCGCTGCAGGACTAGCAGGAGCTTCTGGTTCAGCTCACGGTTCATTCACAGGAGCAACTGGTACCCTATTCAACAACGTAGCTGCAGCATTCGGATCATCAGCTCCATCTGCAACAGAATCACAAGGTATTGATCCTTCTAATAGCAGTGCTTACGCTCTTGCTAAACTAACTCTAGGGAACAGAGACGAGTACAAATTCAACGTACTTCTAACCCCAGGTATCTACGATAGCGTACACTCTTCACGAGTAGGGGCTTTTGTAGACCTTGCAGAAGAAAGAGGAGATTTAATCTATATTCTTGACACCGTTCCTTACGCAGGTACATTAACAGGTGCAACTACTCAAGCTTCTGCACTTAACAGCTCATTCGCAGCCACTTACTGGCCTTGGGTTAAAGTTAGAAGTCAGGAACTAGGAAGAGACATCTGGTCTCCAGCCTCTACAGTATTAGGCGGTGTATTTGCCTTCAACGACAAAGTAGGTGCTGAATGGTTCGCACCAGCAGGCCTACTAAGAGGTGGTATCCCAGGCGTGACTATGGCAGCAAGAAAGCTTTCTCAATCAGACAGAGACACTCTTTACTTAGCCAAAGTTAACCCACTTGCTACATTCCCAGGAACAGGAGTAGTTGCTTACGGTCAGAAGACTTTACAGACTAAGTCTTCAGCTCTAGACAGAGTAAACGTAAGAAGATTACTTATCAACCTTAAGAACTTCATTGGTGATCAGGCTAACAACCTAGTATTCGAACAGAACACAATCACAACTCGTAACAGATTCCTTGCTCTAGTAAATCCTTACTTAGACACAGTAGTACAGCGCCAAGGCTTGTACGCTTACAGAGTTGTAATGGACGACACCAACAACACTGCTGACGTTATCGATAGAAACCAGTTAGTAGGTCAGATCTTCATCCAACCTACCAAGACTGCGGAATTCATCGTACTTGACTTCGTAGTTCAACCTACAGGAGCAACATTTAACGTATAAGCTATTTATAATTAAATAATCAGACAGCAAAATGCCAGTACTAGATCCAAACGAAATCATGTTCACCGCCTTCGAGCCGAAGGTAGCTAACAGGTTTATCATGTACATCGATGGAATTCCATCATACTTGGTTAAGAGTGCAACTTCACCTTCATTCACTGATGGTGTTATCAAGCTTGACCACATCAACACTTACAGAAAAATCCGTGGTAAAAGAGAGTGGCAGAACATGACTCTAAACCTTTACGATCCAATCACTCCCTCAGGTGCTCAGGCAGTTATGGAGTGGGCTCGTCTAGGATACGAATCAGTAACTGGCCGTGCTGGATACTCAGACTTCTACAAGAAAGACGTAACCCTAAACGTACTAGGACCTGTAGGTGATATCGTTGGTGAATGGATCATTAAAGGTGCATTTGTAGTCTCTTCTAACTTCGGTCAGTATAACTGGTCTACAGAAGATGCCATCAACGTTGAGCTGCAGCTTGCAATGGACTACTGCGTATTGAACTTCTAAACCCCGCCCTGTCAAACAGCGCAAGCCCGGTCTTTATGGCCGGGTTTTTTATTTTCATATATTTATATATAAATTAATAAAGTTATATGGAGTCAAAATTTAAGTTACCTACTGAAACAGTAGAACTTCCTTCAAAAGGTTTGCTATATCCCGAAGGTCATCCTCTAGCCGCCGGCAGTATTGAAATGAAATACATGACCGCAAAAGAGGAAGACATCCTAACCAACCAAAACTACATTAAGAACGGTACGGTTATTGATAAGCTCCTACAGTCGATGATTATAACGGAGTTTAATTATGACGATTTGCTTATCGGTGATAAAAATGCTATCATGGTAGCTGCTCGTATCCTTTCATACGGTAAGGACTATGAATTTAATTACGACGGATATCCTCAAAATGTAGATTTATCTACAATGGAGAATAAAGAACTTGATGAAAGTCTTTACACAAGAGGACAAAACGAATTTACTTTTACACTACCTCATACCAGCAACGTAGTTACCTTCAAAGTACTTACTCACGGTGACGAAAAGAAGATTGACCAGGAAATTAAAGGTCTACAAAAGATTAACAAAGATAATATCTCAGAAGTTACTTCCCGTCTTAAGTACCTTATCACATCCGTTAACGGATCCTCAGATAAGAAAGATGTTAGAGACTTTGTAGAGCAGGGATTACTTGCTAGAGATGCAAGAGCACTCAGAGAAGAGTACACCAGAATAAGTCCGGATATCAACCTTAAGTTTACTTATACCGACGGTACAGGTGCAGAGAAGGAGGCTGCCCTGCCAATCGGAGTTAACTTTTTTTGGCCTGACGCCGCACTATAGAACCTCGGTATTTAATCAAATCCATGAGATTGTATTTCATGGCAATGGAGGGTATACTTGGGAGACCGTTTACGGAATGCCGATCTGGCTTAGAAAGTTTACCTTTGAAAGTTTGAGAAAATACTACGAAGAGAAGAAAGAAGCAGAAGAAGAAGCTTACAGTAAAGCTAAGGGAATTGAGAAAGCAGCCCCTACAGTTGCTAAGCCGAACATAAAACCTGCTACTTACTCTACAAAGGTCCCTAAAAACTAGGGACTTTCTATTTATAATATATGGCAGACGAAACTCCAAACATAGATCAGCAGTTTATCGACAGAGCTTCGGAGATTAAATCAATCTTCGGAGATATTGTTAGTTCTACTGCTAGTTTGAATCGTGCTTTGCGAACAGCTGGAGAAAGTACTACAAATATTGGTTCCACCTATAGAGGACTTATAGCTTCTGCCAGTAAAGTAGCCGAGCTACAGGAACAGGCTAGACGAAGTAGCGAAGGCACTCAAAAAATTCTACAAGAGAAGTCAAAGATTCAAAATAAAGAAAGAGAACTTACAGCAGAGATTAATAGATTAACTGCTACTGCTGTAAGACAGACTGGGCAAACTAGGGAAAATACACTAAAACTTGCTGAGAATCTTTCTAACGCTAGAAATGAGACTAGAGAGCTCGAAAAACTCTACCAGGAACTAGCTGATGAAGCTGCTCGACTGGATAAATCAACCCAGTTCTTCGGAACTCTTAGCACGTTCATCGGTACTATCCCAGGACTTAGAGCTTTTGCGGGACCTTTCAAGCAAGCCGAAGAAGCTGCAAGAAGGACAGTAGCAGCAGGCAAGTCGTCCGCCGAAGGATTTGCTGCCGGAGGAAAAGCTCTTGCTTCGAGCTTTAAGGAAATGCTAGGACCTGTTGCTGTGATCACAGGACTGGTAAAAGCTTTTCAGATGCTTGTACAGCTAGGATTCCAGGTAAGTAAGCAAGTTACTGAAATCGGGAAGTCAATGGGACTTTCGGAAGAGCAATCAAGACTCGTCAGAGATAATTTCGAAAGCATAAGCATAACCTCAGGAAATGTACTAGTAAACACTAATAGCTTATTTGAAGCACAGACACAATTACAGGATTCTTTAGGAGCTTCCGCAAGATTTACTAGAGGTCAGTTGGAAGATCAGATTATGCTGACCAAGCAAGTAGGTCTGCAAGCTGAATCAGCACAAGCTATTCAGGAGTTTGGACTTGCTAACGGTAAGACTGCAGAAGAGAATCTTGCAGCGATTGTAGGACAAACAGCCTCTCTTGCAAAACAAACAGGTATACAGCTTGATAATAGAAAAGTTATCTCCGATGTTGCTAAAGTAGAAGGTCAGTTAAGACTTATCTACCAAAATAACCCCGGACTTATTGCTAAAGCAGTAGTACAGGCCAAGCAGCTAGGCTTAACAGTTGAGCAGACTAAAAAAGCTGCTAAAGGTCTGCTAGATTTCGAGCAATCTATTGGAAATGAGTTAGAAGCAGAATTACTAACCGGTAAAGACCTTAATCTTGAAAGAGCTAGAGCACTAGCACTACAGGGTAAGACAGTTGAAGCAACAGCCGAAATTGCCCGCCAAGTAGGCTCTGCAGCTGAGTTTGGAAGAATGAACGTACTTCAGCAAGATGCCTTTGCGGACGCTGTAGGACTATCAGCAGACGAACTTGCTAACTCCTTAATACAGAGAGAAAACCTAGCTAAGCTAGGAACTCAGACTAGACAGGAAATTGAGCGTGAAGCAGAAGCTTTAAGAAAAAGAGGAGAGGTAGAAAAAGCAAACCAGCTTCTAGCCTCAATAGGTAACGAAGAAGAAGCTTTAGCTGCTCTAAAAAGAGTTGACGAGCAAGCTAAATTTAATGCAGCTGTTGAAAAACTCAAATCACTGTTTGCTGATCTAGCAGAACCTATTTCTAGAATTGTCGGCCCACTAGTCGGAGCTGTAGACTTCATGATGAAAGGTTTCCCGCTTATTGCAGGAGCAGCCGGAGCAATTGCCACAGCATTAGCACTCTCTGCAACCAGGGCAGGATTTTTAGCTATTCAAACATCAGTTGTAGCAATTCAGACAGCAATCGCAGCAGGTTCAGCAATTACCCTAGCTTCTGCTACAACCCTTGGAATAGGACTTGTCTCTATTGCAGCAGGCATTGCAACAGGTATGGCTGCTTTAAATCAAGCTCAAGAAGGAGCTGCTCAAAGTGCTGAACAAGCAGGGCCTAAAGTAGCTCTAGCGAAAGGCGGTATTGTAACCAAGCCAACCACAGCGCTTGTAGGTGAAGCAGGTCCTGAAGCTGTTGTGCCGTTAGATAAATCCTTGAATACTACAAGCAAAGGAGTAGAGAGTAGATTAGACGCACTAATTGCTGCAGTATCAAAAGGTGGTAATGTTTACATGGATACCAATAAAGTAGGTCAGGTAAACAACATGCTAGGTTCTTATTCATACACAATGGGTAGCGCACAACTTGGATAATTATGCCGTTAATTAATTTACAAACCAACCTCAAGTCTCTTTCGTACAACGGAAACGGTCCGTACGTACAGAAAGATATTAACAATCCAGGTAACCCAGCATCAGGGTATATTCAAGGCAGGGTTGACGACACTACTAGAATGCTAAGACTTTTAGCAGATAAAGGTGCTGTATTTACAGGCAAGCAAGCCCTACTGCTAGCAAGTACAAAAGGTCTAGGAGCTATTCCTCAAGCAGCAAACATCCTAGCTAACATCATAGCACAGGTTCCTGTAAACGGAACAGGTACACACTTCCTACCAATTAGTGATTCAGCTTACTATACCGGGGTAACTAATGCAAGTTCAAGAGCATTGCAAGGCGGTGCTATCGGAACACCCTCAGGCAGGCCCTATAATAGACCTAGCCGTGCTGTAGATAGAGTAAGTGCCTACCAAAGAGCTAGCTTTACATCCGACCTAGGAGAGTATATCGACTATACACCCGGATTTGAATATACAAGACCTACAGAAGCTATTTTAGATGTCCAATCTAAATCAACAATAACAATTAATAGTTTCAAAGGTTCAGGTTCTTTAGATACTAGATACGGTTTTGCAGAAGCTAACAAATCCGATAAAGTAGGCTTACAGGATATCGATAACGAAACCTTAAGCGATTCAGTTCCTATTAAGTTTACCCTTTACAACGGAACAGATATTACAGCTACCCTAGTATTTAGGGGATTTATTGAAAGTTTATCAGACGATATGTCCGGTAACTGGGATAATATTCGCTATATTGGTAGAGCAGAAGAACTATACAGCTACTCAGGCTTCTCTAGAGGAATAAACTTAAGCTTCCAAATACCGATATTCAGCTCTCAAGAACAAACTCCTGTACTAAATAAAGTAAATGCGTTGAAATCAGCAGTACTTCCTAAATATAAAAATAACCTACCGGTTGCTACATTCTGCAAACTTAGAATAGGAGATTTGATTGGGGATGATACGACTTATGTAGTATTGACAGGAGTTAATCAGACTATAGAGAACGATGTACCGTGGAGTGTAGGAAGCGACCTCTTACTACTACCGCAGCTGCACAAACTCTCAGTTAGTATGAAAGTACTTCACAAAGATATTCCTCAAGTTTGGAGTCCATTAGTAGGTAGACAGTTTTTAGGACACGACACAGCAGCACAGCAATTTAGAAATCAGCTTAGTACTGCATTATCTGTTTTTTATAAGACATGAGTAGATACAATTCCATACCTGTTACCAAGACCGACGACGGAACTGAATACAAACAGACTACTGTTTATGTAGCACCGGCAGCATCTACTCAAGACTACTACGTAATTACTACGGTAGGAGATCGCTTTGATATACTAGCCAAGCAATTCTACGGAGATTCAGATCTTTGGTGGATTATCGCTAGTGCAAACCCGCAAGTTAGAAAAGACACTTTATTTATCGAACCAGGCCTACAGCTGAGAATACCTTCACAGGCAGGTCTAGCAGAAGAGCTTTTTAGAAAAGAAAATAGAGAAAGATAATGGGAGTTTTAAGAATTGGTGATGCATTTGATAAAGGTGTCTCTGACAGTATTGAACTAAGACAAGCAGTACTAGCTCAGTCTTCAGAATTCAATGGAACTGTTTTAGATCCTCAATCTAGAATTAAGTATGTTAGTTCTAGAGTACCCTGGGTACGTCTAAGCTCCTCAGTATCTGTTACTCCTAATTCTTCAAAAGCTCAAATTTTCGGTAAGACAGGTACCGAACTTGCAAGAACAAATGTATTAGAAGGGTATAATCCCAATAATGATCCTACCGATCTAGCAGCAGGATATCAAAACACCCCACAGTTCGGTATCCGTCCAAAACCCGGTATTACTCAGGTCAGTATAAAAGCTCACCAGAGATTCGGTACCCTGAGAACAGCTAGCGTACAGTTTAAATGCTGGTCAGTAGAGCAGCTTGAGATAATGGACGTGCTCTATATGAGACCGGGGTATACAGTCCTTCTGGAGTTCGGTACAAGTACCTACGTAGATTCAGATGGAAAAGTGAAGACGGACATGGTTCCGTTAAACCTATACGATAATTCTAAGAAGTGGACTAAAAACTCCTTACTTAATGCGATCGAAACTAGAAAAAAAGATTACAACTACCAGTACGATGCTATTTTTGGATTTGTTAAAAACTTCTCTTGGAGTTTAAATCCTGATGGAAGTTACGAATGTACAACTTCCATTATTACATTTGGAGAGATTATCGAATCATTAAAGTCAACGTTTACCTTCCCTTCTACCGCAAACAGAGAACAGGCACAGGAAGATGCCAAGAATAGTAGAAACAATTCTTTTACCGGCGGCCCGATAGGAAGTCTATTAGATAACTACTACTCAGAAAAGACAGTACTGCATTACGCTCTTACAACGCTAAAATCCTGGGCAGTAAGTGCAGCTGTAGTTTTTACTAATGCGGGTGGAGGAAACGCTCAAACAATTTCCGATAGAGCAGAGTACCTCTCTTTACCTAAAAAAGAAAAGCAAAAAATAGCTTTTAAAGCAGGTAAGAAGGTTAAAGATTATGCTGATACATTAGCAGAAGAAGGAGAGAATATAGCAACAGGTATTCAACTATCTGCTCCTGATCTAGACGGACTTCTACAGGATGAAATAACTACATTATCCTCCACCGATAAAAGCATTCCCCAGCGAGAATTTAAATTAGATGTTCTCAATACTTTAGTAGATCAAGCTCCTTCCTACGGTAAATACATACTCGTTTCTACTAACATCACAGACCCTTCTCATTTTAAGCAACCTACCGATAGAGATCCTGTCTACATAAAACTAGATACTTTCTTGACTATCCTAAATAAGCTAGCTCTTAAAAGCGGAGCTGATAATATCGTTACTTTTGATATAGACGAATCAGGCTACCGCAGGTACCGTTCTTTTGACTTACATTTTTCTGTTGACCCTAAAGTATGTTTTATTCCTCGGAGTACTATGCAACTGCTTTTGGGAATAGCAGAAGATTTTAAAGCTAAGGACCCTGACCTAGACACACCGTTAATCAGAAGTATCTGGCTTAACCTAGATCATATCCTACAGGTATACGATAGTAACTTTAGCAACAGTACTAATAATGAAGTTTCTATTTACGAACTAGTAATGAGTATTATGAAAGATGTTCAATCAGCTTTAGGGCAGATGAATGCTTTCGATATTGATTATGATGAAGCTAGAGCAGTATACAGGATTGTAGACCGTAACTATATTCGTATTGATCCTACCCGTCCTAAGATCGAATTACTAGGAAATAAGTCCATAATCCGAAATGTATCTTTAGAAAGTAAACTCTCTCCTAAGATTACAACCATGATTGCAATCTCGGCTCAAGCCGGTGCGGAATCTCTAGGAATGGAAGCAACAGCCTTCTCACAGTTAAACGAAGGACTTATAGATAATATAATCCCAGTTAAGGCTGACTTCACTTCAAAAGTAGTACCGATTGAAGGTGTAGAAGAAATTGAACTAGCAGGAGGAATCCCGTATAAGGTACTGAGATATTACGACGAAGTTTATAACCTGGGCAGAATTGTTGTAGAAGAAGATCCTGAAATAGTACGACAAACATACATGGAGTTTATCAATAGAGTTTCAGCAAAGACCGGTCGACAGGCTTCTTTTGTGATTCCGTTTGAATTAGGATTCACTTTAGACGGAACATCAGGAATGGTAATCGGAAGTAGTTTCGATATAAACCCTAATATACTGCCAGCTCCTTATAAAGTGAATAAAGATAAAGCTGCTGTAGCTTTTCTACTTACCGGAGTTGAACACACTATTAACCCGACCAGCTGGACTACCTCTTTAAGATCTCAGATGTTTATTTCTGAAGGTAAAACAGGTACGTACTTTACAGTAGGAGTAGCAGATGTACTAGACACTGCTAGAAAACAGGTTAAGCAGATAAGCTCTCCTTCTAGAGATCTTACCACTACTAGAGCTATAGAAGATCTGCATCCTAAATTTAGAGACAAAATTACAGTACTTTTGACCCTACTTGAGAGAGATGGACTAAACACAGGAGTTGCCGCCACAGAATGGCAACCTACTATCGGTAACGGATATAGAAGCGTTTCAGATCAGGCTCAGAAATATAGAGAAGGTAAGAGCAAGGTTACTCTTGGGTTTCATAACGTAGTTGTAGGTACTTCAGATAATCCACGAAGAGCATCTTTAGCTGCTGATATTATAGACAGGAGGTATTCATGGAATCAGGTAAACGGATCCTACGATATTCCTGCAGAGTTCTTTAAAGCTGTTGGTAAATACGCCAAGCAGCTAGGACTAGAATGGGGAGGAGATTTCGCACAAACTGATCCAACTTGGAAAGAATATGGGATGGGCTGGGATGTTGCTCACGTACAATATGCTGGAAAAGATAGAGCTACTCTAGTAGCAGAAGCAAGAAAAATTCACGGATTAGACTAGTATGTACCTGCCTAAATTTAAAGTAACAGAACCTCAGTACACTTACGGAGATGAATATGAGCTATCCACTACAGGACTAGTTTATACAGGCTTTTATTTTAAAAGCAGTACCGGACAAGCCTATACCGGTAAAGCACCGGGAGACGGTGAAAACACGCTTTTAAATGTGAGTAGAGATTTTAGAACAGATTTTGAACGAGACCAGCCCTACCTAACGGACTATGATGTACTTGTAAACGATCCTAATTTATTTGCTTTAAGAAAAACTTTACCTTTACCTCCTCACTATCCGATGCCTTCTACACAGGAGAGTGCAATCATGCGATATTTTGCAAAAGAGAAAGTAACTGGTCAAATTATTGAGATTTCAAAATCTACATACCAAGCATTAAAAAAGAAATCCACTCTTTACTTTCATCCAGGTTACGATATTCTTGAAATGATGTGGATTATTCAAGGATCTGTTGAAGATACAACAAGTGGTGCTTATATTATACCGGGAATTAAATCAAAAAACAGAAAACAGCTAGAGCAAGCTGAGAAGACACTACCCGGTATATCAGCAGTATTAACCGACTTAGCACAGTTTGCGCAATGAAACTTCTTTCGTATATTAGGAAAGGTTATGGAAATGGGTTATGTTTTATATCGTCGAGAGTCAAGAGCAGTTTAACTACCTACAAGCCCTTGGTAGACAAGGTGGCTATGTCGAGATCGTTTCAGGTAACGACTACTACCATCCTATACTTAATACTGCTGTTTGTGTTTACGTACGCCCTAACCAACACGACTCCGGATACATTATTCCCGTAAATCATTCCGAAGGAATTAACGTACCTAAAGAACGCATACAGCAGTTATTAAACTGCTTTACTACCCTATATACGTTTAATAAGAAGAACTTCTTATATCATTTCTCTCACGGTAATATCAACGATATTAACCTGATGTACTCTATGGCAGAGTACGAGAGTTTGGAACTACCGAACCCTCCTCAGGTTATAAGCTGGTACTATAATCATTACAGGGATAAGCCCGACCTAAACTCTATCATCCCTATCTCTAAATTATTTGAGAGATGTGAGAGAAATTACAGATCCCTAGAGGAAGTCATTACCGAGTATAGTTATATACTGGAGCTACCGGCCTGGGAGTTCTACAACCGGTTAACTACCGGAGTTTTTTATTTAGCTGAACAATCTGGAATTAGAATTATTTATGACAAATTTATTGAAAAGTTTACTCCTGCGAATCCAAAATTTAGCATTTCAGATAACATTTGCTTTACTAGCTACAATCTGTATAATCCCACTAGCCGTCCTACTTCTGCCTTTAATAGTGTTAACTTCGCCGCGATCCCCAAAAAAGACGAGTACCGAAAATGCTTTATCCCGCGTAGTGGACGATTTGTAGAGTTTGACTTTGACGGCTACCACATCCGTCTGATTGCAGAGATTCTAGGATACGAGTTTACACCTGAAAGTGTTCATACCCAGCTAGGACGTCTGTACTTCAATAAAGAGGAATTAACCGAAGACGAATACCGTCAATCCAAGACCAATACCTTCCAGATCATGTACGGAGGTGTGCCGGACAAATGGCGTCATATCGAATTCTTTGATAGGGTATCTATTTACACTACCCAGTTATGGAAGGAGTTCCTTGAGAACGGAGTCGTATATGCTCCTATCTCCAAGAAGCCCTTTTATAGTACCCTAAAGGATATGAATCCTCAGAAACTTTTTAATTATGTCATCCAGAGCTTGGAAACTAGCCGGAACGTTCTTATATTAAAAGAGGTGCTAAAGTACCTCCAAGCCAAAAAAACAAAGGTTACGTTATATACTTATGATGCTATCTTGTTTGACTTCTTCCTTGAGGACGGTAAAGAGACGTTAGAGAATCTAAAGAAAATCCTAGAACAGGGGGGAAAATATCCTGTTAAGTTTAAGTTTGGCAATAATCTAGTTTTAGACTAGTAAATTATATTTATAATGGAAGTTAAATTCCCACCTATATCCGGTTATGACTTCGTCAGTGAAACCTTAACCTGGAATGACGACATGAGTAATAAACTGTTCTGTACCTTTACCACAGAAGAACATCTTGAAGAACTAATCTCTACGATCAGTAAGAGGTATACTATTCTATATAGCAAGATTTTTGTACTCCATGCAAAAAGCAACGATGAGTTTATTTGCACTTATAACGTTGACTTTAACAACGTTGCTAACTTTTTAGATAATACGATTTTGGTTCATCGTAAAAAAGAATCTAACACCCTTTACACTATCAACGCCCTTAACACGCTCATCAAAGAGCTGAATGACGGGTACCTTGACCCCAGCTACAAAGTAGACTGGAACGACTACCGCAACTGCATCTTGCTGACCCGCGGTAATGAACTAAAACGAATCAATACCAGACTCCACAAAATAGTTGAGCTGTAAGTTGGATCGTAAAGGTTTTTTTCTTAAATTAGTTATGTAACAGTTATTAATCAGTTATTATTATTATGGATTTATCCCTCATTAAACAAAAGATGTCCGCCATGCAGAGTGGCGGTCGTCAAGAACGCGAAAAAGTAGACTACGAAAAGATCTTCTGGAAGCCGGCTTTCGGCAAGCACCAGATCCGAATCGTACCGGCTTTCGACAATCCAGCTTATCCTTTCAAGGAGCTGTATTTCCACTACGGTATTGGAAAATACCCAATGATTGCTCTTACCAATTTTGGAGAGCAAGATCCAATCGTTAACTTCGTAAATGAACTTCGTAAGACTTCCGACAAAGACAACTGGTCTCTGTCAGGAAAGATCTCCCCTAAGATGCGAGTTTTCGCACCAGTAGTAGTACGAGGTGAAGAAGACAAAGGAGTTCGTCTATGGAGCTTCGGTAAGGAGGTTTATAAGACTCTCTTACAGCTTGCAGAAGACGAGGAGATCGGTGACTACACCGATGTTGTCAACGGATGGGATATGACTCTAGAGCTTACCCAAGGTAACCCTTACCCTTCGACATCAGTACGTATTCGTCCTAAGCAGACTCCTCTTTCTGATGATAGCTCAAAAGTAGAGTCATGGATTAAAAATCAGCCCGTAGCTGTTGATTCATTCTCTAAGTACGATTTTAACTTTATTAAAAAGCAGCTGGAAAGCTACTTATCAGGCGGAGAAGAGACTGCTGAAGAATCAGCACCAGCTCCTATCCAATCAGCTCCTGCTGCCGTCCAAGCACCTAAGCAGTCGTTTACTCTTGAGAGTGTAGTCGCAGAGAAGAAAGACGCAGTAAGTCAGTTCGACGATCTGTTCAAGGATACTGACGACCTACCTTTCTAAGGATGGCTAAAAAAGGCATTTCTGAAGTCGCTCAAGCAGCGATCAAGAATAACTTCGACCTCGGGAAGTTTAAGAAGAACAAGGGACTAGCATCTGCTAGCGTTAAGTTCAAAGAGCAGAGATGGATTCCTCTATCTAAAGCTTTCCAGGACATCACTTCGATTCCTGGCATCCCTCAAGGTCACATCACGCTTTTGCGAGGTCATAGTGATACTGGAAAGACTACCGCTTTGCTAGAAGCTGCAGTAGCAGCCCAGAAGATGGGAGTACTTCCAGTATTCATTATCACGGAGATGAAGTGGAGCTGGGAGCATGCCCGGGAGATGGGTCTGCAGTTCCAAGAGGTTGTTGATAAGGACACCGGAGAGATCATTGACTTCGAAGGTTTCTTCCTTTACGTAGACCGAGGCAACATCAATACTATCGAAGACGTATCAACGTTTATTCTCGATCTAATTGATGAGCAGAAGAAAGGAGAACTACCCCATAACCTTTTGTTCCTGTGGGATTCAATCGGTTCGGTACCATGTGAGCTATCAGTTCGTTCTAACAAGAACAACAACGAGTGGAATGCCGGCGCTATGAGCACCCAGTTCGGTAATAACGTCAACCAGAAAATCCTCCTATCTAGGAAGGAAGGTCAACCTTACACCAACACTCTAGTTGCTATCAACAAGGTTTGGACTATGAAACCCGGCATGCCGATGGAACAGCCCAAGCTTCAGAACAAGGGCGGTATGGCGATGTGGTATGATGCTACTTTGGTAATCACTTTTGGTAACATCACCAACTCCGGCACCAGCAAGATCAAGGCTATCAAAGGAGGTAAGCAGGTAGAATTTGCCAAGCGTACTAAGATCCAGGTAGATAAGAACCACATCAACGGTATCACTACCCGAGGTGCGATCGTCATGACTACTCACGGCTTCTTAGAAGACGAAAAAAAAGCAATCGATAATTATAAAAAGGAACATTCCGACTACTGGCTCACGACCCTCGGTTCAACCGATTTTGTGCTGGTAGAGGAAGGCAGTATGGAAGAGGACATCCGAGACATCGGAATAGAGTTCGGCCTTAACATGGAAGTGTAATGGGTAAGTACGACGATATACTGGCTAAGATCCAGGTATCGGAACCCAGAAGACTTAATGATAACATCCTAGTTATCGACGCGATGAATACCTTTATAAGGAATTTCACGATGATTAATCTTATGAATCCGCAAGGCTCCCATGTCGGGGGTCTTGTTGGGTTCCTTAAGAGCTTAGGATTTCTAGTTAGGACTTTTGATCCCACCCGGATTATAATTGTCTTTGACGGACCCGGCTCTACAGCCGCCCGGAAGCTAGTCAACTCAGACTATAAAGCCAACCGGAACCTTAGTCGGATCACCAACTGGGAGATGTACGACAACAAGGATCAGGAGTACGCTTCTATGTCCGCACAGATCGAGCGACTGGTCGAATACCTGCATATGCTACCGGTAGACCTGCTTGCGATCAACAAGGTAGAGGCTGATGACGTGATTGCTTTTATAGCTAAGGAATTTAGTCAGAGCAAGGTCACGATCGTATCTTCGGATAAGGACTTCATGCAGGTTGTCAATGATAACGTCCGGGTCCACTCCCCTATAAAGAAGAAAAACTACGGACCTGCAGAGGTGCTAGAGGAGCAGGGTGTTCTCCCAAGCAATTACTTGATTGTAAAATCATTGCTAGGAGATAATTCCGATAACCTACAAGGTGTTAAGGGGCTAGGAATAAAGGGTGTCCTCAAACATTTCCCGAACCTCGCCACTATCCCTAACACCGACCTAGACTATGTTTACGAGGTGTGTGAAGAGGGTGTGCAGAAGACTAAAATCCTTGCAAAGATCCTAGAACGTAAGCACGTAGTAGATCAAAACTACGGACTGATGAATCTCATGGAGCCACAGTTGTCAGACACCCAGATTAGTATTATATTAGATGTCCTAGGATCGCCCTGCCAGCAGTTAAATGCAACAGCATTTATGTTAATGCTCCAGCAAGACAACATCCAACATGGGATTACGAAAAACACAGAAAGTTGGTTAGAAACCTTCAGATACATCTTAACAGTTAAAAAGTGACACTACAAAAACTCAGTCAATACGGTAAAGGTTTTCAGATTAAAGTACTGGGTTCACTACTTACTGATAAAACATTCCTACTCAATGTTAGGGATACTATTATCGAAGAATACTTTGATGCTGATTCCCATAAATGGATCATCAAGAATACTTTATCGTATTTCGATAAGTACCATACTACTATCTCGCTAGATGTTCTAAGGATCGAACTTCAGAAAGTTGAAAACGATGTCCTTAAGACTGCTATCAAGGAAGAGCTTCGAAACTCTTACCAAGCCTCCCAAGAAGACCTAAAGTACGTCCAGGAAGAGTTTAATACCTTCTGCAAAAATCAGAAGCTTAAGCAAGCACTTATGGATAGCGCCGATCTGCTTAATGCAGGTGACTACGACTCTATCCGAGGAATGATTGAGGCTGCTTTAAAAGCAGGTATGGATAAAAATATCGGTCATGAGTACCTTAAGGATATCGAGAGCCGATACCGAGAAGACTACCGACCGACTGTCTCCACCCCCTGGGCTACCATCAACCAAGCCATACAAGGGGGGTGGGGACCCGGAGACCTCGCTATCATCTTCGGTAACCCGGGTGGCGGTAAATCTTGGATGATGGTTGCTGCTGGTGCTCATGCAGTCCAGCAAGGCTTCAACGTCGTCTACTATACCCTAGAGCTAGGAGAAGACTATGTAGGTAAGAGGTTTGACTGCTACTTCACCGGCTACAGTATCGACGAAGTCAATAAGCATAGACCCGAAGTAGAGAAGATCGTTAATGGCTTGAAAGGAAAGCTTATAGTTAAGGAGTATGCTCCTAAAGCAGCTACCGTTACTACTATCAAGTCCCATCTTCAGAAATGTACTGATATGGGTCATAAGCCTGATCTAGTGATAATCGACTACGTTGACTATCTCCGAGCTCCCTCCCGGAAGTACGCTGAACGTAAAGACGAAATCGATGACGTATTTGTTGCCGTAAAAGGGTTGGCTAAGGAGCTAAAAATTCCTATCTTAACACCATCACAGGTTAACAGAATGGGTGCTAAAGACGACGTTATTGAAGGCGATAAGGCTGCCGGATCTTACGACAAGATGATGGTTGCAGATATTGCAATCTCGCTTTCACGTAAGAAAGAGGATAAGGTCAACGGTACCGGCCGGGTACATATCATGAAAAACCGCTACGGTATGGATGGTATGACTTACGGTGCTAAGGTCAACACCAATAACGGACACATCGACATCTCAGAAGATATACATCTCGAAGAAATGCCAACTGCCGCACCTACCTCAGTTAGCGGAGTTGATACCCTGGACCGTAAACTTTTAGCAAATAAATTTTTCGAACTACAGGCAAAAATATAGCCCCGAGCCGTATTTATAACACACGGCCCGAGGGATGAACCCCGAGGGCTGTTTTTGTCTAACCATCTATCAAATATATAAAGATATGAGCATCCTTCAAGAGCGTATCGTCTACAAACCCTTCGAATATCCCCAGGCCTACGAGTACTGGTTAAAGCAACAGCAAGCCCACTGGCTGCACACCGAAGTACCCATTGCCAACGATATCACTGACTGGAAGTCAAACTTAAAGGATCACGAAAAGAATGTAATAGGAGGAATCCTAAAAGGCTTCGCCCAGACCGAGACTGTGGTAAACGATTACTGGACCGGACTTGTTACTAAGTGGTTCCGCAAGCCCGAGATCATTATGATGGCAACTACGTTCGGATCATTCGAAACTATCCATGCCGAGGCTTACTCTCTATTAAACGAGGAGTTAGGTTTAGATAACTTTGCCGAATTTATGGAGGACGAAGCTACTAAGAATAAGATCGAATCGCTAATGAAAGTTCGTGATGGTCACAACGGAGCTATCGACTATACCGAAGTTGCAAGATCTTTAGCCATCTTCTCAGCATTCACCGAAGGAGTAAATCTATTCAGCTCTTTCGCCGTACTGCTTTCTTTTAAGATGAGAAACAAGCTAAAGGGTGTTGGTCAGATCGTTGAATGGTCAGTACGTGATGAATCTCTTCATTCGGAAGCCGGGTGCTGGTTATTCCGTCAGCTGATCAAAGAGCATCCTGAGCTTAAGACTCCGGAGCTTGTTAGCGAGATCGAAAAAGCTGCTTTGATGGCTTTGGATCTAGAGTTTAAGTTTATCGATAAGATCTTTGAGATGGGTGATCTAGAGAACTTAAGCAAAGACGAGCTTAAGAACTTCATCAAGCACCGGGTAAATACCAAGATGGGTGACCTGGGATTAAAGCCTCTTATTCCTTCTTCAGAGATTGACAAGGGAGCACTGAAGACTATGAAGTGGTTTGATATGGTTATCGCCGGCAAGCAGCACACAGACTTCTTTGCTAGCAGAGTAACAAACTACTCAAAAGGTCATATGGAGTGGGATTCAAGCTCTATCTTCTAAGATGGCTTCTCACAGTACTTTATTAGTTCCTTTAATTAAGGAGATGCTTGTCAAAGAAATTGGAGAAGCAAACATTCAACCTCTGAAGTGGACTCAAGTAGCCCTAACTAGGTACAAATTCCTAGTAGATGTAGGTGACTTTACTGAAGTAGTAACGGTAGATTTCGACAAACTTATAGAACCCGAGACTAAACAGTTTTACCTACCTCAGAAATACAGAGACCTAGAAGATGTATACAACGTAGGATATGCTGTATCGGGAACTGAACTTCAACTAGCTAAATCTGATTTAAAGACTTTACTTACAATCTTATCAACAGTTGTAGATATCGTAAAGGACTTTCTAGATAAGAACGATGTAGACGGGTTATACATAAGAGGTACAGCTAAGGATACAGACAGTAAAGATACTTCTCAAAAATCTAACCTGTATCAAGCTTTTATCAAAAAACAGTTGCAACAGATTATCGATTTCGGGTTTGATACTTACAGAAACGGTTTTATATTAGTTAAAAGAAAATAAGATGAATAATAGCATTTACGTAGACTCCTCTCAGTGGGAGGCAGGGAAGGATTTTCCCGAATGGATGAACGATATGTCTCTAGCAACTATCTCGAAAGGATACTTGCTGCCAGGCGAAACCCCGAAGAAAGCCTACCAGCGTGTTGCTAACGCTGTAGCGGCTAGACTTAAGAGACCGGACCTAGCTCCGAAGTTCTTTAAATATATGTGGAAGGGATGGTTAAATCTAGCTTCTCCCGTGCTTTCAAACACAGGAACAGAAAGAGGTCTACCTATCTCATGCTTTGGTATCGATACACCCGATAGCATTAGAGGAATCGGGCTTACAAATGCAGAGCTAATGCGACTCTCCTCACTGGGTGGTGGTGTAGGTATCGGATTATCTCGTGTTAGAGAAAGAGGAACACCTATCACCGGCAACGGCTACTCAGAAGGAATCGTGCCCTGGGCTAAAATCTACGATTCAACTATTATCGCCACTAACCAAGGAGCCGTTCGCAGAGGAGCTGCTTCGGTAAACCTAGACATTAATCATGGAGATATTAAAGAATTCCTCCAAATTAGGAGACCTAAAGGAGATCCCAACCGTCAATGTCTCAACCTACATCAATGCGTGGTTGTCGATGACGAGTTTATGCGCAAACTTGAAAGACGAAACCCAGAAGCAGTCGAACTCTGGGTCGAAATCCTTAAGTCAAGAGTAGAGACGGGAGAACCTTATATCATGTTTAAGGATAATGTCAACAACGACAATCCTACAGCCTACGTTAAGAACAACTTAGAGGTATCGATGACTAACATCTGTACCGAAATTACTCTTCATACCGATGAAGAACACTCGTTTATCTGCTGCTTATCTTCGGTAAACCTAGCCAAGTACGAGGAATGGAAAGATACAGACTTGATTGAGACTGCAATCTACTTCCTGGACGGAGTAATGGAAGAGTTTCTTCACAAGACCGACGGAAAGGATTCGCTGATCCGTTCACATCGTTCAGCTAAGAAAGGACGTGCAATCGGACTAGGGGTACTAGGCTGGCATACTTTCTTACAGCAAAAAGGCTTACCATTCAACTCAATCGCTTCAACGGGCTGGACCAATACAATCTTCTCACAAATCAGAACTCAGGCCGAAGCAGCTTCGAGAAAATTAGCCATCGAATATGGAGAACCCGAATGGTGCAAAGGCACGGGAATGCGCAACACGCACCTGCTTGCGATTGCGCCGACTGTTTCTAATAGTACTATTTCCGGAGGTGTATCTGCTGGTATTGAGCCGATACCTGCCAACATTTATACGTTCAACAGCGGCAAGGGTACGTTCATTCGTAAGAACCCGGTGCTGGAAGCGTACCTAGAGGAGAGAGGTCACAACACCGAAGAGGTATGGGATCAGATTATCAGAGATAGAGGTTCTGTAGCAGGTCTACCGGACGATATTATTTCAGCTTACGATAAGGAGATCTTCTATACTTTTACCGAGATCAATCAGCTAGCATTAGTAGAGCAGGCTGCTATCCGTCAGAAGTATATTGACCAGACTCAATCACTGAATCTGTCATTCGATCCTACCGATTCTCCTAAGTTTATTAACCTGGTACACCAGACAGCTTGGAAGCTTGGCATCAAGACTCTTTACTACCTACGTACCGACTCAGTTATTAACGGGGATATTGGTAGCCGTACTTCAGAAGATTGCCTTTCTTGTGACGGCTAGTCTATTTATAATAAATCTTTTCGTATGAAATTAAGCGATATCATCCTAACAGAAGGAGTTAACCCTAGGGAATTAGACAAGTACATCGAAGAACTTGTAGAACTCCTTAAAGACGGTAAAGAAGTTCAAGTACCGGCCCCAGGCGGTTCCGTAAACGTCTTGAAGCAAGATAGAGTGCTACGAATGTTTCTATTCGATAGAATTAATACTTATGTAAAAGAAAAAGGCGATGCCCTTGCAGGTATTGAAGGAATCAAAACAGATTCTATGACAAAAGCACCTTACCTCGCTTTTAAACTTTCAGATAAAGAATTAGAAGCTCGAAAAGATCGCGATCAGGGAATGCGAGATTACATAGCCGGCGAACGAGAAGCCGGACGCTCAATAGATTAAAAGAGAAGGGCCTTGCGGCCCTTTTTTTATTTCTGTTTATTCTGATCATTTAAAGCTACCATTTGAGCATATTGCTCTCTGGTAAGCTCCCTGGAAGTTACAATCACCACTTTATCATCATAGATGTAGGCGACACGGGTATGGCTTGGCTTTTGAGTGCCAACTGAGACTGCTCGTGGGGTTGAACATGACACCATCAAGGTCAACCCTGAAAGGAAAAGGAGTACTTTTTTCATGGGTCTTAATATTATATTAATATATAGTTAAACTTCTCTTAAACTTGGAGAAGTTGTATATTAAGTTTTTTCTTCTTATCTTTATCGAAATAAAAATGGTTATGACTAGAAAAGAACTTTTAGAGTACACCCGATCTGAAAAGCTTGATAAGCTCTTCATACTGGCAAGTCAAATGGATACTCTCGCTTTTAAGAGTGTTGAACAGCTTGAGAGCCTGATAGCTCAAAAG